GAAATAATTGGAACACCAATTACATCATTAATCTTGATCTGCCGCATCCTTTTTTGCTTTGTTGCCCTTTGTCTTGTAAACTATTTTTTCCTCTTTTGTTTCAACCTCTACGGCCTCCACAATTGGTGCAATAACTTCCGGCTGATCTTCAACCTTTGTTCCAAAATTATTTGCTAAATAATGTCTTTCAACATCGGCCGATAATGTTACAATTTCACCGGCTTTATGGTATCCTGATTTGTTATCAAATACCGTTTTTTTCATTAAAACTTTGCCCATAATTGTGCTATTTTTTGAACAAATATAAAAAGAAAAGCCACCCAAAATTTAGGTGGCCTCTCTTAATTTGGAATTGTATTAAAACTAAACTCCGATTGCAGCGATGTCCGTTGCAAATACACCCTTCACAATTGCAAGTGGTGCGTAGTTAGTTAATGCAATACGCTCAACCAAACGAACGGTCACGAAACCATCACGAACGTTTGTTCCATCCTCACGGAAAAACTCTAATGAAAGGTTTTCACGTACCCATAATTGAGTAGCCATTGCGAAATTACCAACCATATACGTTCCTGCTGTGATTGCTGTGTTTTGAACAACCGGAATCCCTTGGAATTGTGGTTGTAAACCTGCGTAAACCTGATCTTTCAAATACTCATTTGTTGTTGACTTCAACAATAAGATTTTTGCAAAATCTGTTGGGTTTAACATGATGTAATCAGGACGGTAGTTAACCAATGCTAATTGGTTGATTGCTACGGTTAAAACGTCAAACTGATTTGCTGCTGTGATTGCATCTGCAAATGCACCTGCTGCAAACGCTGTTGCACCTGATGTTGAAATACCGCTGATGTTCGGTGCTGTACCGTTACCATAAAGCAATTGCGCATCCTCAACCGTTAATAATTTCTCTGGCGCACGTGCTGCTAAATAAGATGTTAGCTGTGGTGTATCTGCCAACATTTCCTCAGAAATACGGAAATATGTACCGATTTTCTGAACGTTTGCATCAAATGCTGTCAAATCGAAATCTGATTCAGTAAATGTTGCACCCTGCGCTGTTGCTGCTGCACCGTTGTCATATGCTGTTTCACGTACATAACGAACAACATCAGAATTTGTTGAACCTTGTGCCAATAATTGACGAACGTGTACAGGACGTGTTGGATCGTACTTGATACCCGGAACGTATTGTGCTGGGATAACCTCACCTGTGAAATTAGCCGCAACGGTCATATCACCTGCTTTGATCTCAAATTTAGCTGAACGGCTGTTGCCATTTACTAAACCATCTAATGCACCCTTTGTGATACCATCAATCAAAGATTGTTTGAATGATTGTGCGTTTGCTCCTGATGCTGTTTTCTTTGCTGCAACCTCTGCTGCATCAATACGGCTGTGAACCTCTGAAAACTTAGCCTCTAAGTTTTTGATTTCGGATTTTAATAATTCATCCGCTTTTCCTGTTGCTGATGCAACTGCTTGGCCTTCCGCTTTTGCGATACGGCTATCAATAGCTGAATTTAATTCATCTAATTGATTTTTGATTTCTTCTGTCATCTTATTTTGACTTAATTTGTTTGTTTAAATATGAAAATATTTCGGAAATCTCCACCTGTTTAACTTCCGGCACGGTGACAATTTCTGCCGGCCGTGTGGTTACATCAATAAACAATGATTTCAATTTCATCAACTCACCTTCGATTGCGTATCCTAATTCATCGGATACGTTTTCTTTCTTTATCATTTTGGCTAAAACATCGAAACGTTTTGCCAATAAATTTTGATCAATTTCACCCTTTGCATCTGTAATCAATGCCATTGGGTTTGCGGCTAATGTAACGCACGAAATTTCGTACAACTTCACCTCTTTCAATTCACGCACACCATCCTGTCTGTAATTCTTTACAATTGGCATAATACCAACGGAATTTTCCGTGATCACACCATTTTTCATCAACAACAAAATATCCTCACCCATTCTTGTTTTTGGAACTTCCGCAACAAAATACAATCCTGTGCCATCCTCACGTAATTCTGTGAATTTACCTAATGGCTGATCAATTCTGTGTTGATTGCAATATCTTACACGTGATCCGTTTTCAGATAATGTTTTGGTGTATGCACCTTGCAAAATGATATCATTGTCTGAATCAATATTGCCGAAAATTGAACCATATCCAGAAACAATACCGTTTGCCTCATCAATGTCATCAATCCCAATGGATGTTTGTTTGTAAATCATAACCTTTCTTTTGCTCAAAATTAGTCAAATAGCTAATTAGAAAACAGAACGTAAAAATTAATTTTATCCGCCCAAATTTTCCTCAGCCACAATTACACCTGTTGTTCCTGTGATTACATCTGCGCTAATAATGGCATCAATCACGGTTGCCTGTGCAATACCAAATCCAATGTCTGTGATTGGCGCACCAATTGTGTTTGCATTCTCTCTTGGCAATATAATCATTGAACAACGGCAATTGATTACGTTGCTTGCTGATCCATTAGGATCGCCCGGTCTTTGTAATGACTCACCACCAACAGAAAATTTGCTATTGAATGGCACAACCTGTCCATTTGCAGCCCTATGTGCATCACGAACACGTGCATCAAATCCAGATCGCCACGTTTTGGTTAAATCTTGACCGGCAAACAAATTGACCGCTGCCTGTTCTGTTGCATAATTGGCTGCGTTTGTTGCCTCCGTTCTAACAATCCTGCGTGCCTGATAATCTGCCAAACCATCAAATTTTTGTCGCAACATTTTTGATTGTACAACCTCCCCAGATGACATAAAAACAGGATCGGACATAAATTGGCGAATTGTATTTGTCAATGTTGCCTGTGCTGTTGCCGATACTAACGTGACACGTTGCCCTGCCACCTGATTCCCCATAAATGCAAATGCGTTGGCCCAAATAGATTGCATATTAGCCGGATCGGCTTTTGGCATATATTTTTGAACGTTTTTGGAATACCAATTGGCAAATTGCAAACCGATTTTGGAATACATTTGCTCATACATTCCAACATATTTGCTGTCCTGAAAAAATCCCTGTGCTGTGGCCGATGTCATTTGCCCCACCTTTAAATAAAGGTCAATTGCATCATTATATTCGGCTTTGTAAAATTCCGTAAAATCACGAACTGATGTGCGTTCTGCTTTGGTCAATTGGTTTTCAAAATCATTTTCCCAATCTTTCTGCGCCTTTGTTTCTTTCTGTGGATCAAATAACGTGCTACAAACCGCAACACGCTGTTCAATGGTATCAAAATCATTGATAATATTAGGATCAATGACACAACGGCCCATAAAATCATTCCGGCTTTCACCTTCCTGTGGATTTGGCAACGGCATAAACTAAACGTTTAATGGCTTCGGATTTTCCAATGCCGGCATTGTTGGATTCTGTGCCATTAAATTAGCCGGGATAAAATAGTCATCCATAAATGCATTTTCTTTATCCGTAGCATAATTCATTGCATCACGTTTTTCGTTTGGTGTAACCCACCACGCTGCGGCTAATTGTGACACTAATTTGTCCACTTCTTCTTGCATTTCACTTATTACCGTGAAATCAAAATCAATGAAATATTCTTTGCCAAATTTAGGTGCTAACCAACGGTTTAATTCATCACGAATTTTGATTAATTCTGGGATCACCGCATTTTGGTATAATGCCTTTTTAGCTTCCTTCATATTGTTGTATGTGGATGCATCTGTATTGTTTAGCAACTGCACAGGGATGTTGTATAAATTACACAAATCCTTTACCGTTCCATTGTATTGTTCAATCAATGACAAATCAGATGCTGACAAACCAAAATTCACCCAACTCAAATCCTTTGGTGTGATAATCACATCACCTGCGTTTGTTGCACCCTGATAATTTTTTCTGAATTTGTCTTTTAATGCTTGCGCCTGAACCTCAGTCAAATTGCCATCCTTTGAAATCAACATACCACGTGATGTTTGATTCTGTAAATATTTTAATCCGGTGGTCACGGCTTCATTGTTGGCCGATAAAACACGTAGGCCGGCACGCAAAGGTGATTGGCCATATAGGTTTGAACCGCTGCTGTCGTAATCCGGATTAAAATCTTTGATGTGGCAAATATATTCTGGCGCAACCTCAATCATTGAATTATATTGGATTTTGTATCCTGCCACAGGTTGCATCACACCATTTGAAACGATTTCAACCAATTGCGATGGTAAATTGTACAACTCCGTGAATTTACCTTGATTTGGCCCTGAATCCGGCCCGATGCCGTAGATGTAACGGTTTCCGGTTAATTTACCAAATGCAACGATTTCACCCAACCACGCTGAAAATGATTGTGCCGGGTTTGGTCTGCTCAATAATGCCTCTAAATCCGAATCTTTTATTTCTTCAAATGCTCTTTTGCGTAATATGTTGGCCTTGTAAATTGCAGGGCCATCCATCACACCCGATGTCATTGCCTTGTATTGCTTTGCTGTGCCTTCGTTTGTGACACGGTAAACAGAAACAGGGATTGTTGTGGCTGCCTTAACAATCAGGTTAATGATTGAATAAATGGTGGCATTTCGTTGATAACCATCACGAATGTATGTGGAATCATTATCCTCATTCATTATGATATTCGTGCCTAGCCACGTGTATATCAGTTTATTATATGCCTCGTTTGTGCCGCTTGATAATGCTTTGGCAATGGATTGTTTGAATGTATCAATGATTGATGCCATTTGTATTGCTTTTTTTTCTCAAAAATACATAATTAAACCACAAAAAAATCAGAACGATTTTTGTATTTGGTATAAACCCCATACCGGATTGCATCCATTAGGTGATTGTGTTTGTCTATTGGCTTATTTATAATCGTTCCATCTTTCAATTGCTCCCAGAAATAAAATTGAAATTCATTATGCAAATTCTGTGATTCAGATGAACAAATCACCTCGTGTTCTTTTAATAAACTAATTCCGGCCTTTATTGATCCCTCACCTTTTATTGCAGGAACTGCCAAAATATCCATTTGTCGCAATTCCTCAATTGATTTCGGTTCTGCTGATTCGCAATAAATTATGTGTTCATTTAGTTTTTTTTCTTTTAGAAAATCGGCAATATCCCTGTTTGTCATTCCTTTTTTGTACATAATTTCGTGAATGTACAATTTATCACCAACCTTTGCCAATTGTACAATAGCCGTTGGATCGTGACTGAATCCAAAATCAAGGCCATAGAACACATCATCAAATTCAGGAAAATCAACCTTTGGAATAAATTGCCAATTTGGAAATATCTGGCGATCACTAAACACCGCACGTTTTCCCTCACCGTACACCCTCCAATAATCCGGATCTTTCGCTTTTAATCTTTCGATTTCGTGTACTAATTCAGCCGGCAAAAACTTATTATCCAAATAGGTTGTGATCCACATATCACAATCATCACGTGTAATTACTTCATCATAAATCCAATGCACCGGATCAGATGGATTAAAATCGCAAATCATTTCATCCGTTGTACGCATCAGCAACTGCCGAAAATCTTCGTGATCTAATTCATTAACCTCATTGCAATAACAAATATTTCGTTTCCGGCCCCTGATCTTTTGTGGTTCATCAACTGAAAGAAATTCCACAACGTGATTGCCAAACGTGTATGTGTTTTCGGATTTGTTGTGTTGTCCCACATAAAGAATGCCCAATGTGTCCAATATTTCTAGGAAATCACGCATCACCGATCCTTTTAATGCCGGCAATGTTTTACGCACAATTGAAATCACCAATGGTTTTTTGGATGATGTCAATTTATAGATCAGATATTGGCACAGGGCATAAGTTTTTCCCGAACGTGTACCGCCCTGATGAACTTTGATTCTTTTGGTGCTGTTTAATGTCTGATAAAACTGAATGTTGCATTTCTGCGCTATTCGTTTTCGATTTGTGCCGGTGTCCATTCTATTATGGCAGATTCTATGCCGGTTTCGTGTACAACCTCCGTGCGTTCAATGTATCCACGCTTTTTGCCTTTGGTCTTTAAATAAAAAATGGTGGCTGTTGTGTTGCCATCTTTGATTTGCTTATGCAGTTGCGATTCAGCAAAATCCAATGTCATATCGGCCAAATCATCAACTGCCTTTTTATATTCTGGATCAATGTTGATCCATTCGTAATGCTGCGCCCTGTGTATCCCTGCAATCTTTGCAGCGGATGTGACAATTCCCAAAGACTTTTCAAGGGCCTCCAACATCCGTTTTTTATTCAGTTTTGTCACATTTTTAGGAACTGCCATAATTTATTTATCTGATTCGTAAATCTCGCCATTTTTCTTAATCACTAAACTCGGATCAAGTTTTTTCATTCGGTCAATAATTACCTGACAATATTTTGGATCTAATTCAGTTCCATAACATTTGCGTTTTAATTGATGCGATGCCACCATTGTTGAACCTGATCCAAGAAAAAAATCTAAAACCAATTCGTTTTCTTTTGAACTTGATTTTATAACCCTTTCGCACAATTTAATTGGTTTAGGTGTTGCGTGTCCACCTGTATGCTCTCTTTCTTTTTGATTTGTTCTATCAAAATGCCAAACATTATTCATATTATCGTGGGTATTATCAAAATATGCCCTTGTTGAATAATATTCCTTTTTTATTTGTTCGTATTCCTTTTTTATTTGTTCGTATTCCTTACCAAATGCAACTCCTTTACAATGATCTCTTAAGATATTATAATCCTTTTCTGTTGTGAATGCCCATTGAGATTTTGACCAATAATGCGTGTGATATGAACTTGTTAGTTTTTCAATTTCATAATTTTTTAAACCTGTTTTTTCTTTTTCTTGAATTAAATAATTTCTTATAGGATCAAAACCTTCAAAATAATTATCTGCATTATTATTAAATCCCTGAACACCTAACATTACAAAAAGACATTTTTCGTCTGCATTTGGATAACTCCTAAATTCAGGTGCTTTTTGACCTTGTCCATTTCCTTTATCCCACGTCAATAAATTTCTAAAAGTTGCTTTTTGTTGCTTAATATATGGCTTAATAATGCCCGAATAAATATCCATTAATGGTTGATCAATTCCCCAACAATACCAACTCGCTGATTCTTTAAGATGCATAAATTGCAACGGTATCCATTCACGATTAAAATCAAGCAAATCATCATAATTAAGATTATCATTCAGAACACCATCATTTTCCTTTTTCATTCCATAAGGAGGATCATTGTGTGCTAATATGGCTTTTTCTCCATTCATTAATTTGCTGATTGAATCACTATCTGTTGAATCACCACATAATAATCTGTGTGGCCCAATTTCAAATAAATCACCCAAAACAATGTCGGTTTCTAATCCACCATCAGGTGCATCATAATCATCCTCATCTGCTGTTCCTGCATCAATAATGTCCATCACAGGCAAATCCAAACCCCAATCAATCAATTCATCTTGATCCCATTCATTGGCCAAAATATCCCAATCCCATTCACCAAATCCAACATTGTCGCTAATGATAAAACGTTTCTGCTGCTCTGGTGTCAATGCCGATGCCTTAATAATTGGCACACGCTTCAATCCGGCTTCAATACAGGCACGCAATCGCATATTTCCACCCAACACCACACAATTATCATCCACGATTATTGGGCGCAATTGTAGCATCTCTGGGAACTCCTTTATGGACTTCACCAATTTTTTGAATTTATCATCCTTAATCAATCTCGGATTGTTTGGATGTGGAATTACCAATTTGATGTTTATTTCTTCAATCATCCCTGAAATTTGTCTAATTCTCTTTTGATATACCACAGGGATTTTTCTAAATCCTGTTTCTTGTTGCCTTTTTTGTCGGCTCTCAAAATATATTTGATTGCGTTCCCCAAATTAAAATTCAGGCTGAACCCTTCGATTACATCAATTGCCTCGATGCCTCCATCAGATTGATAATGTTGCGGATGATCCACCATTTCACGGCTCTCATTTTTCATTTAGTATTGATTAGGTAAATATGTGCTTTTGATCCGGCAGTTATTCATCACCCAACTGCGCAACAAATTTATTTAATTTTTCCATAGGTTTGACATTGGTTTTTCCCAACAATCAATTCCGTATGATTTCAGCAAAATATTAATCTGTGTATTTAATGAATCTTTCTTTGTTTCATCCATCTGATCCATTTCCATCCCTAACATAAAAAATGCCTCCATTGCTGTACACGCATTTTGAAATGTATCCAACGCATCGGGCAACTCTGGATCATCGTTTCTATTTGCCGGGAATAATATGGCCATTGTTTTTTCCAATTCTCTGATCATTTGCTTTGTCACCATCTTCACGGCCTGTTTGTTTGCCGGATGACCGTGCCACGATCCATCAATGAAATCCAACATATTTTGGCACAATGCAAAAAATGTCAATAGTCTAATTTTGTCTTTTGTAGTTTTCATCGGTTTGTTTTTTTGTTAATTCCGGCCATTTATTGCCTTGTATTTTTACGGTTTGCCTATGTCCAACAATTCACGTGGAAATTTATATGGATCAATGCACAAATCAAGTTTTATGATTTTGTGAAATATCATTAATTCCTGTATTTCCTCAATGATTTCAATTGCCTCCTCACGTGTTATGCCATCGGAACATTTAATGTCACCGTGTACAAAAATATCCTCATCTTGAAATTTCATTGTAGAAAATTTTAAAATTGCGCACACGGTTATAAACTACAATTTTTTCCCTTTCTGATCCGTATGTAAGCCGGGCCACACAGGTTTCCAGAAATAATTTTGGATTGTGGATTGTTTCCCACGCATTCACCTTGATTGGCTGTTCTGTGAAATCAGGATCAGCAATTTTTTCATTGGCCCAATCAATGGCCTTTTGTCTGTTAATATTCATCGTATTGTCATTTGATTTTCTAATTTGCCATCAATGTATCCTGACCGATATGCTGCACTAATTTTATCCTGTTCCACAAATCTTTGGCCCTCATAATATTTTAGCTTTTCAATTAACTCATCCAATGATCGGACAATTATGTATTCATATCCGCAATCCCTTGCTTTCTGCTCGAAATCCTTTTGGTTTGGCTGTTGATAATTGCCTGCAATTTTGACTTCAACAAATAAGCCGTGAAACGTTTGGTTTGGTAATAGGATCAATAAATCAGCCACTCCGGCTTTAACTCCCTCAGCCTTTAATTTGGCCGCAACTGCTTTGTTTCTCCATCCACCGTTTGGAATGGCAAAAAACGTGTAATTGTTCAAATCTAAATATTTGGCCAACACCGTTTGCAATCTGTGTTCGTGTTCGTTTCTCATTTTGCCGTGTGTTTAATTTGAACCAATCCCCTGTAATCATCAAAATAAATCATTTCAAAATTCTCAATGGGTTCAAAGGTATCCATCATAAATGCCTGACTAAATTCAGAACGTTTGGCAATTGCTTGTTTTTTGCCACCATTCCTTTGTTTTCTGACCTGATTAATTGCAATACATACAATTGATCCAATCGTGATAAAAACTGCTGTTAAAATCAAATTCTTTTTCATATGTCGGTTATTGGTTTAGGTTTATATTATTTGTCCGTTTTGATCCAATGTCATATCCATTTCGGCTAATTGGTGGCAAAACAATTTGTATGCCTCCGCTTTGCACCCTGCTTTCCACAATTCAAAGTCATTGTATTTTGGCCGTAATCGTTTCGATATTTCAACACGATCTGATTCAGGGCATTGCCAAATTTCATATTTGACTAAATAGTCATACAGGAATGCCAACCCTTTTGGCCAATCAAATTTGCCACCTGTTGCATCCAATGATTTGATTTTAGCAACATATGCATTGACATTATAAATTGCCAACTCTTTCAATTCTGCATCTGATGGCACAGGTTTTTTTTCTTCTATTTCTGGCCTTTTCACTAATTTTGTTTCCTGCCTTGCATATTCAATGTATGCGTTCATTATCCTACCAAAGTATTCACACGAAAAATTCTCATAACATTTGCAATCAGTATTCAATTTGCCTGCAACTGCATATTCAAATGCAATGGCAATTTCCTCTGGTGTTTGGTTTCCGTAATTTGATTTAATAAATGCAAGCAATACGTATTTTTCCTCATCTGTTGGCATATTTGCACCACGTAGGCCCACCATAAGCATTGCCAAACGCAAAACCTGTTTTAATTCATCCTCAGATCGATTACGAATGTTTGGTTTGCTTTGTGCCTTAATAATTGTATTCGCTATGCCATTAAAATTTTGCAAGGGCTGCCATTCTTGCTGCACTCGTTCCAAGTTTTTCACCGGTTGAATTTCCATTGTATTGTTGTTGTTTAGGATAGATTATGATTTCATCATTGAAACATTTGCCGTTTAAATAGGTAGATGGATTTTTTCTAAACTGAATATCCGGGTTTGCCTCAACGTATTTGGCAAATGTCATTGTTATTTTTGTGATTTCCTCATCTGTCAATTTATTCCAAATCTTTTCACATTTAGACCGATCTATTTTTTTGCCGTAACCTTCCCAAAAAATCTCAAATTCATCTATTCTATTTACTTTACTTTCTTTTACTTTACTTTTATTTAATTTAGGTGTGTTACCAACACTTTCGTAACGTGTTACATTTTCGCTAAATGATTGATTTTCACGCCATTCTGCAATTCGTTTTGAATTTTTTTCCTTTTTTATTTGGTACTTTTCACTAAAATTTAGCAATTGTTTATTAAATGTTTCGCCATTGTTTGTTGAAATTAAATCAATTTGTTCCATAAATGCCCAACATTTTTCCAACTTTTTACCAACGTTTAATTGGTGTTTTAACACTATTGTTTTGATCGGCTTTTCCTGAAATGCAAGTTTTTCCAATATTGTATAAAACAAACCCAATCCCTCATAACCAAATTCTAAATATAATTCGGTGATCTTTTCATCGTTAAATGAATTTGAATCGTGTAAAAAATATTTCATATTAATCTGTTTTTTATAAGAATATCAATCAGATTATCATTGATTATATAATCAATAGCATCAACTAATTTTCTAGGATTATAATTTCTATAACCTTCATCAGAAAGATGAATTAATAATCTACCAATGCAATCATAATCATGCTGATCTAATGCAGTTTTTCTAATTAATAGCTGCAAATCACTTGTTGCATCTTTTATGCACATTTCAACATATTCGTGGCATTCAAAACATAATGTTTCAAAACACGAATCAGGATAATCCCAAATATCTTTCCCAAATTGATACCACCTGTGATGCACGTGTAATTCTTTGTTATTACATCCGCAATGGATGCATTGAAATTCATCCCTTTGCAAAATCTCTAATCTCTTTTTTTGCCATAAGGGGTTTTGTAATTTTTTTGAATAAGTCATGTAGGTACATAAAAAAAGCCGGCTGTGTGAGAGAACAGACCGGCTTTGTTGGTTTTTAAACCCAATTAATCACCGAAAGACTCTCACCCCTTTCGCTGATTACATCACAAATATAATACTATGACATTAATAAACTACTTTTCAACTGCTTAAATTTAAACAGGTGTCCAAATTGCGGATGTTCCAAAACAAATTTGCGTGCATACATTGGCGCAAAATTGTTGTTGATTTTGAAAGGATCGCCATTGGTGGTGAACTGAAATTCAAAACGCATTTTTTGGAATATGTATCCTGATCCAATTACCTTGCGATTTTGTTGAATTAACTGCATTGCAATCGCTTTGTACAACTCATAAAGATGCGGATTGCTTTGGTGATATTGCTGAAACGTTACCATAATTATGTTGTTTAGGTTGAATTTTATTTAATTTTTCTAAATTATTTTCTAATTCTTTTGCGATATGCGCCCAAACCTGATTGAACGTGTACCCCAATTCGTTTGTTTTATTTGTTTTTGTTTTCATTATAAATATTGATTAATGCACCTAATATCGTAAAAAACATTTGTGCTATGGCCCAATAAAATACCAAATCTATTTTTGTTTCTATGCTCATTTTTTCACGTATCTAATGATTGACATAATAGGGATTCCAATCAATCTGCGTTCTGGATCGGGATGTTTAAAAAACAATGTGCGATTTCCATCAGTTACGTGATCTAATTCAGATTTCAAAAATAAAACCTGTTTTCCCAACCGGTATTCCAATTCATACACCGCACCGATTTCAATATCTCTGTGCTTTAAATTGGCCGTTGCAACGGAATAAATTGCCCTCAATTCTCCGTGCCGTGTTGTGTAACTATCTACAATTTTTCTCATTGCTAAAATGGTAATTCATCTGTTTCAATTGGATTGACTTTACGTTGAATAGGCTGTGCCGAAACAGGTGCGCCCGGATCATTTAAGATTTTCAACAATTTAAAATTACCGATAATTGGCAATTTTAATCCTGCCTCACGTTCCTCTTTTGTTGTGTTCTGCTTTACGAATCCATTGTTTTCGTATTGATCTGGTGTGTCTGTTAATACACCTGTAATGTCCAGATATTTTGCCCCTGTTTTTTGGCTTTCAAAGATTCGTGATTTGTCAATTTTTGAAAGGTCAATTTTAATGCTTACTAAACGTGCCATTTGATTTTTTATTTAGATTGTTTATTTAATTACTTTTTTGATTGTGGTTGTGGATGATTTCGATGGTGGATAAAAATCTGCCAACTCACCTGTTTCTTCATCCAATATAGAAACCTTTGATTTCAATGCCTTACAAAATGCCTCAATTTCTTTTTGTTTGTCTTTTAGGCGATCAATTTCAAATTGTAATTTGCACCACGATTCGGTTTCTGAATAATCATATTTTACACCGCCCTCCATTTCTGAAAAGTCCACACCAAATGCTGATAATTTGCCATCCTTATTTTGGCGCAAATCAACAAATAAATGCTCTTTTAATAATTTATCCATTTCGGCTGATAAATGCGTGAATTTCGCCAATTGTGCCGCCAATTTCACGGTGTTGATTGAATCTGCGTTGGCCATAAAGTTTTCGGCCAACTGCGTGATTTCTTTTTTGCTTAATTCTAGGATTTGGCCATCAACGGCCATTAATTGATTTTTCATAGGTTATCTGTTTATTTGTGACAATTTTGATTTCCAATCATTAAATAATTGCTGAATTTCTTTATTTGCTTTTGCCTCCGCTGTCAATTTTTCCCAAACTGATTTCAATTGAATGGTTGATGTTGTATTTTCTACATCTGCAATCAATTCTTTGAACTCAATGTCAAATTGTGATGGTGCTGGCATTCCTGTTTTGGCCTGTGGCTTTGATTCCTGCGATTTGCCGTGATCATTTGTTGCATCTGAATCCTTTGTGTCATCAATGGCAAATAATCCGTTTAATGCGTACTTTCTTGCGTAACTTGATGCTGCACCTGTAATCTGCGATCCATCCATTCCCTTTTTGGTTTCTTCTTCACGTGCCAATCCTATTGAACTAAATGTTTGTTTGCCATTTGTCAATTCAGCAACCGATTTGATATACCAACGGCCCTCAGCAAAAATTAAATCATCTGTCAATGTAATCGCAAACCCCATTGGATTCACAACTTTTTTGACTGCCTCCAAAATATCTTCGGCTGATCTGTAATGGTATTTCCCAAATGAATTAAATTGACCTTTGGGTGCTTTTAATTTTGCCTGTATATCGGCTAATGGATTAATTTGTTTTTCCTGATTCATCATACATTTGTTTTGAAATTCGGTTGATTGATTCCCACATTAGGGGATAATTTAATTTTCTTGAAATGGCCATCTGCACATTGTGCGATTCCCATTTGTCTTTGCGTGGTGGCAGAATCCCTCGTTTGTTCAAATCGTCTGCCACCTTTTGGTGCAATTCACCGTGATTAATTTTTACCCTCATATCGTTTTTCTAACATTTCCTGCATTGATTCAAATTCCTCAATGCCTATTTCTTTTCCGCCATAATTGGCCATTTCATTCTGGATGTATTTGCCTAAATCATCTGTGTTGGCAAAATCTTTTGTCACGGTGTAATAACCGGAATTGTCTTTGAATGTGATTTTGTAGATCATTGCCGTAGTGATTAAATGTTTCCAACGATATACATAAGTTTCACACAAATTGCACCGGCTGTTAAAACGATAACTAAACCTGCAATGTCATTTTTGTCAATTGTTTTTAATAGATTCCACATATTGTTGTTGTTTAAAAATTGCCGGGAATCCGCCCGGCACGGTGTTAATTTAGCAAAAAGAAAATCCATTGTGATTCCAATGATATGATCCACTTTTTACAATTCTACCAATTTCTCCATTTGGTTTTTGAATATGGCAATTTGTTAAATTGTTTTTAGTAATGTGATGAACACAAAATGCCTCTAAATTCATATATGATTTTGGATTTGTAAGGTCAATTTTGATCTCAATAATTTGTCCGTTGTCAAATGTTAATTTGTAGTTATTCATTTTTTTTGTGTTTTGTTGTTGTTTGTTGATGTAAACCTACAACCTTTATTTTAACTTTCAAACAATTTCAAACAAAATAAATCAAAAAAATATCAATTATTTATTTAACGGTCAAAATATTGCGTTTCTGTGCAATAAAAAAGGGCAAACCCATCGGATCTGCCCTTTCTAAACAACAACTGTATGAATCATTAAACCTTTACTACCAATGCAAAACTACACAATTTTTCCATCTTTTATCATTAGATTTTCAACCTTTGCTTTTCCATCGGTTATCATTACTAATGCAAACCCGTGATTGTGCTGTGCAAATGGATAGTATTTGGGGGATAATTGTGTCAAACATCCTGTGGAATACGTGTGGATGTATTGTTTAAATCCTGTTTTTTTTGTGGTATTTGTTGATCTGTGAACGTGTCCAATCAATGTATTGCAGAACGTTTTATTGAACGTGCTTTGCGATGGATTCATTCCACCTGCCATCAATTCGTGACCGTGACAAACCAACAAATCGCCCATTTCCATTCCCTGCCAATCAGGAACATATTTAATGTCCAATACATCCAATCTAAAAAATTGCTCAAATTGCATTTCGTGTAATTGCGCAAATTCCTCTGCTTGTTCGTTTAAATATCTTTGCCAACGATTTTCGTGATTTCCCATTTTATAATAAATCGGTATTGTTGGAAATATATCACGAAGTTTTTGCAAAAAATTACGGCCCATTTCAATTTCACGTGGCAAATCCCTTAAATCTTTTTCTTTCTCGTGTCTGGATTGACTATACATATCAAAAATGTCGCCATTTAGATACAAGCAATCAATGTTTTGATCCTTTAAATACTTAATGGCACACACAACGGCTTCAACTGAATGGAACGGCACGTGAATATCCGATAATATGCCAATTTTCTTTAAATTATCAGGTAATCGTGCCGATGTGTATTCTTTGCCAATTGATGGCTCAATTCCAAAATTATCAATTTCCTCCCACGTTAATGTTTCAATTTGTGCCTTTGGTAAATCAGCCAATGTTTTTTCAGCCCTTACACGTGATAAAATATTGTACCGGCTCATCATTTTTCGCATCTGCTTTGCATCTGAATACCCATACGTTTCGTGGTATTTTTCCGAAAAATGTTTCATTGACAATGGCGATGAAAAAAAATGATCCTTGATTTGATCGTGTTTTAAACCCATTTGTAGTTTTTTTTCAAAATTAGCCATTTAACTAATTAGTAAAACCGACAAATAAAACAAAAATGGCCGTAGATAATTCCACGACCATTCTGCATTCAACCTAATCAACATCCGATTCACCCATAAAATGAACGGATGCGCAACCCTAAACCTATGAAAAACAAAATTATTCCTGATATGAAACCCTGTATGTGCTTGCAACATCCGTGTAATTATTCGGAATATGAAATTGACACGTGTAAAGGTTTGATTTTAATTGCACCCGGATTGAATCCACAATTGCCGAATCTGTTTCTGTTAATGTCGGAAATTTGATCCATAATTTATGGGCCATTGTCATCACAGAAAAATCATCCATATTGTACAAATCCCCTTCATATTGCATTGAATATTGCCTAAAATCATTCAATCTTTGTTGCGTGACAATCTGTTCCAAAAATAAACCATTTGCATCCTGCGCACGTTTAAATGAATTATTGTCCGTAAATGCCCCTAAAAACACAACTGAATCCAAATCGGCCTGAACAACCCCTGTATGTTCTAGAACATCAGATGTTGCAAATGTGCCTGATTGCTCCCGGATAAACCAAGCCTCTTTGTAAACGTTTTGATCCCTGTCAATATTTCTGACTGCACAATTGTCCAAATACATCCCTGTGTATGATCCCGGTGCATCAATATATGGATATGAAAAACCCAATTGCATTGTGCCGGGTTCTGGTGCTGCTGCTGTTGTGAATTTAAACGTTTCAAATCTACCTGCTCCCACAACTTGCGTTTCATTCCATAAAACTGATCCACCTGATGTACCCCAAGTTTTATTCACATTACTCCAATATGTATAAACACCCGGTGCATATTCAATTCTTAAAAACCACGGCAATCTGTTATCGCTTCCGCCTCTGTCAATATTAACTGATATTAATACCTGATATTGATTCCCTTTTATGGCTGATGCTGCCCCTGTGCTTGACAATCTTACCGTGTAAACACCCAATGCGCTTGTGCCTACATATTTAAGTGATTTACGGCCGGCAAATGGAACAGGCACAAATTCCGTTGTTACTAATGTTGTTGTCCAATTCTCATAGTCAAATTCAAATGATGCGTTCAAATTCAAATCATCCTGTTGCTGTGAAATATCAACAATTTCCTGATATTTTTTGACCGGTCTGCGTGGTGTTCTAAACAAATTTTGGCCAATTGGCTGCATATTTGTTGGCACAACTTTCAACATATTGGTTGTTACCGTTGATTGCTCAACACCAGATGCATTATAAATCCAATATTTGATGTCCTCTGATCCTGCATTTAAAAACCCTTGTTTGGCTGTTAAAATACCCGATCCTGTGTATGTTCCTGCCTGTATTCCTGCGATGATTCGTTGATCACCATAAGATGAACAATTGACAATATACCACCGGCCAAATGATTGAAAAATACGGCAATTGAATCCAAGTAAAATTGAACGCAATGTCATTTTTGAATCATTGATGATGTATGAATTGTTGTAAAACCCAGATTTTTTGATTGTAATTTGATCAAATACGTTTTTCCACGCTGTATCTGTTGAAATCCTTAAATCATTGCTGATGTAGATGTCATAACCCAATTGTAAATTGGCCAATGCATTCCACATAAATTTCCACAGGCTTTGATTATCAACGTTTACTGCCGGCATCCACGTATCATACCCATCTAATTGCCCCAAATTATCTGTGGCTGTGATTGACAATGAATATGGTGTGGAAACCAATGCCTGTGAATAAAGATCGTTTACAACCCAACCTGACCAATATGTTTGCCACGATCCGGCCGATGCCTCGAAATACACAACCACTTTGTATTCACGTTCATCATACAGATAAAAATCATCATAGGTAACGTCATCCGTTACCAATAAATTCAACGTGCATAATGATCCAATCAATGGCTCATATAAATCCTCCTCAGCCTTCCACTCTATTTCAACCGGCTCACCTGTTCCAATCATTGGTAAAACCTCACCGGTGTACCCATTTTTGAAAATCTCAACCTTTCGTTTGTTGCCTTTTATGTCGGCAAATTCCAAACGATATTTCACACCGTATGCCATAATTATCCAATTCTATTTCGTTGCTTTTCTGCTCTTTGTAATGCCACCACCAAATCCTGACCTCTCAGCACAAATTCACCTGATACATTTGCCGTTCCGCCATTGCCTTGATCCAACATTCCCTGTAATTTAGACAATGGTGCAATCACCTCTGGATTCGATTTTGCGCCCGGATATTCTCCCATCAAACCCATTGTTGGCCCGGATACGATACCACCTGCCGCAAACTTTGGTATGGCTGCAAATGCTGATAATACACCACCAATTGCCGTTGCAATAAATGCCGGTGTTGTAAATACCGCAGCCGGCCCTGTTGCTGCACCTGATTGTGTTGCACCTGCAATCGCTGCACCCATTGCTGATGCTTGATTCATTACAATTTGTTGCAAAATCATTGATCCTAATTTTACCAATGTTTGCAACATTATTTGGGCAAATCCTTCAAAACCTGTGGATGCAAAACCCATTGATTTGACAATTGAATCACCCAATGCTGTAAATGCCTGTCCTGTTGTATCTGCAACCATTTGGCCAACAGTCATAATCTGATTATATTTTAATAATAAACCATCTAGCTGTGTTGTTTGCAATAGTGTTGATGCTTGAATTGATGCATCCATCACAGATAATGGTGATTTTAACGTACCTAAATTGGTGGTAATTCCCATAATCTTTTCACCAATTGCAGGGAATTTTTCGAAATGCTTTACAAGATCACCGGCAAATGTTGGCAAATCTTTGACATTTGATGTGTCACCAAATGCCTGAAATTTAGCAATTTTTAATTCCTTTTTGGCAATTGATTCATCTAATGCTGCATTTTTCAATTTTAACAATTGCATTTCAAGCAAATTGTCTTTTTCGACTTTTTGTGCTTTTTCTTTTGCAGCTAATGATTTGGATATTCTTGCTTGTTCTTCTTTTGCTTTTTTATCCGCTTCCTCTGTTGCTTTTTGTGCCGCTTTTGCTTCTTCTTGCTGTTTTTTCTGAATGCTTGCAATTAATGCATTATTCTGTACTAATAATTTCTGTTGGCTTGCAATCTGTGCATCAATTCCTGCTACTGAAACACTCCCTGCTGTATCCATACCGGTTTTAATACCAGATGCCATTGCTTTTTGCTTTTTAAGCAATTCAATTGATGCAAGTATTTCGGTATTTTTTTCCTTTATGGCACTTAAATCCTTTTTCTGCGCCTCTGTTAATTTATTATCAGGCTTTAATGCTTTGGCAAAATCATATGCTGATTTTGCAGCAACCCCAAATAATGCCGCCAATCCTACAATTCCTGTGGCTGTGCTTAATGTTAAATTAAATTTAACCGCTGCCGCACTCATTAAATTGAATCCCTCAATTACTTTCGGTACAATTGTTCCCACCAAAAACAACAATGGCCCTGTTGCTGCCGCAATTCCACCAAGTACAACGATAAATCCTTTTGTACTTTCTGATGCACCGGAAAATTCTGAAATCATTTCATTTGCTGCCCTTGTTATTGATGTAACCACCGGCAACATTACTTGACCTATTTCAGCACTCAATTGTTTCGTACCTTCCCCAAACATACGCATCTGATTGGCTGCGTTTTCGTTTGTTCTGGCAAAATCACCCTGTGCATTCTTTGTCACCGACATCACGTATTGATAACGCAACATAACTTTTTCAGCCTGTGACATTGTATCGTATTGCTTTGTGATGCCCTGCGAAAACGCATACGCTTTCACGTTGGCTTCGGTCATTACAATACCCAATCGTTTCAATGATTCTGTTTCACCGGTAAAAATTCCGTTTAATGCTGTTTGTGCAACATCAATTCGAATATTTTTAAAGGATGCCATATCACCAGCCAATCCAACTAATGATGTGGACAATTTGGATGCCTCACCAACACCCAATCCCATTGATGTTGCCATATCCCCAAAATTGGATGCCATATCCAATGCCGTACCTGATGCAATACCGTATGTTTTTAATGATGTTTTTGCAAATTCAGTGACTGATGCAGATGCGCTTTTAAATGACACATCTACTTTATTCAATGATTCATTAAAATCGGATGCCATTTTGATTGATGCAGTACCTGCGGCAACCAATGGTGTGGTGACATACATTGACATTGTTTTGCCAATATCCGCCGCCTGCTTTGCCATATCTTTTAATGCTTGAGCCGATTTTTTGGACTTTTTTTCAAGGTCATCAATTGGATTGGTTGCGTTTCTAACTTGTTTTTCAAGTTCTTTTAACGCATTTGCTGCTAATGATAATGCGTTTTGCAAAGCAGATGCATCACCTTGTAATTTTATATTTAATTCATTTGCCATGATGTAAAGTTAAAAAAAAAGCCAACCCATTATTTGGATTGACTTTTTTCAATTTGATCTAAAAATGCTTTGAATTGTTCTGGTGTTGATTTCGGTTTGCCTTTCTCCAAATACACATCCTGTGGCAACGGGAATAATTTATCAGGTGTGATTATTTGTGATTTTTTCACGGCATTCGAATTTACAATCATTGTGGAAATATATCGGGCCATTTCCCAATTCAAATTCACGTTCACACTCCAACTCTCCCCCAACAACGCATTTTCTTTCCAAGTATTGCGCCAAAACTGATCCGGTGAAATACCTGCCTGACCTATATAAAAATCAAGCATTCTGTCCCACGTTAGGGGTTGATCTGCTTTGGGTTTTTTGTGGATTTTTCAACGTTTCTGCGCACACCTGCATTCAAGTCATTACCCAAAATTCTTGATTCCATCAATGTATTGACCAACAATGTCAATGAATCTGGTGTCATATCCTCCATCCACGATCCTACCTGAAAAACGTTGTAATCAATAGGATTTCCATTTTCCTGATCATATGCCAATAAACCTGCATAAACTAATGCACGCATTGTATTCAATGAAATTCCTGATGAAAATACTTTGTCGATTTCTGATATTTTGTGGCCACTTGCATCCTCAAATGCAACCCAAAAATTCATCGAAAAATGTAGTGTGCGATCTTGACCGCCAATATTTAATTGACAATAACCACGTTTGCGATTTTCCATTTGTGTTTGATTAGGTGATAAACTCTAAACCCCTGCACCATATTACCGATGCAGGGGATGTATTTTAATTCAACAAATTATGCGTTTGTTGATTTTACGATTGCGCCTGTCAATGTGATTGATCCAGAGAATGTCACCGCTGCTTCCATTTCTGCTGATTGCTCAATTGATGCAATGTAACCCTCTGCTGTGTAAATCACATCACCTGTTGCTGATGTACCGAATACACACGTGATGATTGTACGGTTTAAAACGAAATCAACTAATTCCTCAGCGTTTGCAGCCGATGCGTAGTTTACTAAACCATCAAATGAAATTTCACCTGAACGTAAACCGCTGATTCCCTCAGACCATCCGCCTGAATTTTTTGTTGTTGCATCTGCAATGTCTTGTGAAATAGACAATGAACACGATGTTGTGTGTGCAATGGCCGTCCCTTCAACTTTGATCAATAGGTTCGTGCCGTTAAATACTCCCGATGTTGCCATATTTTTGTTTAATTTTTATGCTCTTATTTTATGCAAATATATTCAAAATGCATTATAGATTTTGCCATTGAATATTTAAGTTTTCCCAATTGGTAAACACCAAATTCCAAATCAATCGCTGATCAGTATAAATCCGGCCCGAAATTGTAAAATCAACCGAATACGTTGAAACGTTTTCCATTTGGGAAACCTGCTCCACGTTGTTAATGTATCCCAATCCGTAATAAAACATCCCGGCCGTTTGAAATACCCATTGCACCTCAGATCGTGTAATTATCCGTTCTGCAAAGTCATTAAAATTAACCTGATCGGAATAATCCACCAAACCTTCCGCTGTAAATGATGCCGATCGTTTGCCGGCCAACACTTCCTTCCAACCTTGCGAATCTTTATTGGTAAATTCGGCCATATCCATTTGCAAAGACATCGTGGCTGATTTGGAATGTCCCAATGCCACATCGCCTTCATACAAAACAACATTTGTGCCGTTTACTAATGCCATTAAACCGCAGGTGATTCAATTTGTGGTTCAATCGGTGGTTCCGGTTCCGGTGTTGGTTCCGGTGGAACCGGTGGAATATAATCGCCTGTAATGGTCAAATTTAATTGCTGTGCAACCCAATCCCACGCATATGAATCAAATTCCCATTGTGAATAATCATCACCAAACATTGTTAAATTGCCCTGTGCAACCTGTGCTCCAATTGTCTGATCATCATTTTGCGCACTTAATGAATAGTAAAACGTTGCTGAATTGCCCAACGTTACATTCACCGCATATGCGTTTAAAATTTTGGCCTCTTTTACCTGACCATTGTCCCAAATTGAAACCGGTTCGATTGTTTTCATATTATAATTCTATTTCTTCTTCAATATTTGTGAACTCAACACCCTCAATCCAATCTTTCAGGAATCCAAATTCTTCTAATCCCTCCGGATTAATTACCTGAATTAATTCAAAATCAACCTCAGTCAAATTTAATGCCTTTGATTTCTCAGTCAATTTTTTCAATCCATCTTTTGTGTACGAATAGCCTCCATTTTCTTTCAAAATTAGATTGCCATCCTTATCAACTGATGCATTGTCCAATCGGTATTCCTCTGCCTGTTCCTCGTATTTATCCAAATATGGCTTCAATTTCTCGTTAATTTTGGCCAATTTCTTTTGTGCCTTTGTCTTTTGCTCACCGGCAAAATGGCTCAATACACGTGACAAAACAATGATTTCTGCGTACTTCTTTTTCATTTTATGTTGATTTGGTTGTTTAATATGCAAATATACGGATTATGGGCAATACGTGGAACCACTTACAATTTGAATTGATCCGTTGTATCCGGATGGTATGTTCACTTGTGGCCCTTGCGATATTCCATTGTAATAAAAAAATCTATTAGTAAAACCGGGCAAAATATACCGTTGCCCAACCCCCAATGTTGGAAAAATTCGTGTCCACGCACCTGCACCACCATCACACGGTGTCAATTGATAATATGTGTATTGAATTGCCTGCAATTGGCTTTTGACCACCAATTCATTATTTGGCACACCAACCAATGGCACAGGGCTGATTTCAATGTACGATTGGATTAATTCTTTACGAACGCAACGCAATGCCGATTGCCCAGATGGTGGCATCGGTAATAATTGCAAGAAAAAACCATTATCGCAGGCATTTTGTAAGCTATCCCACGAACACGTTTGGTTTGATGCCACATTTATCCATTGCATATTAATTCAAATTTAATTGTGCTTTCAATTGTGCTACCTCTTTTTCTAACCTTGCAATTTTAGCCGTGTGAACTTCACGATACGATAAATTTAAAAATCCATCTGCATTTTTTGTCACCGCATATGGCATAAAAATTTCGGCATCCTGTGCAAAATATCCTAATTCAATTTTGCCATTCTTTTCGTATAATTTTGCTTCTAAATGCTCAATTCCATGTATGATTGGATTGTCATTTATTATGGTTTTTAAACGCATATCGGATGATTCATAAAATGCAGATGCTGTCATTGATTGCCGAATTGTTAATGCACCACCTCCATCTAAATAAAATCTACCGCCTCCAATTCCGGGATAATCAACTGAAATATTTCCGTATCCACCAATGTTAATTGCATTGTAATTGGCATTTGTATCAATACGAATTGCTGTTGCATTTCCTGCTGTTACTTGTATTCTTTCACCACTATCTGCTGTCCTACCAACTAACAAATTTTGTGATGATGTCAATCGCATTCCCTCAGCAGATGATGTTCCAAAAACTAATGGAATAGCACTTTCAGAAAAAATATTAACTCCGTTTGTTGTTATATAAGCATTGTATCCAATTCTAAATGTTGTTCCTCCTTTTGTGCTTACAAAATCGCTATTTAGGCCGATTTGTCCGTTAACAGTTAATGATCTATCAGGAGATGTTGTATTTATTCCAACATTCCCTGTTCCTGTAACATACAATCTCGTTGCTCCACCTGTTGCAATTAATGCCTCAGAATATCCAAAAACTGCTAAACGTGAACTTAATGTAACTGAAAATAAACTCAAAACATCAGAATTTCCACCATTTGTTCGCCATCCATATGCGTGGCCTGTTCCATATGTACCCTCAACAATTAGCCCGTAATTTGATTCTAATTCGCCTTTAATATGCAAAAATGCACCCGGTGTTGTAACGTTAATCCCAACCCTACAACCTTGAAAATAACTTGCACCACCATTATACCCCAACGTTAATACATCCTTAACTGCATCTGAAATTGCATAATTATATGTACCTGATGGTAAATATGATCTCCATTGTACTTGTGTATTATTTAGATAAATTGATGGATTTGTAGCATTTACCATTTGAATATATGATCCTTCAACTCTTAAATAACCTGTTGTTCTTAAAGTACCATTTATATCAAATTTATAACCTGCATCATTTACGGTTCCGACTAATATATTACCACTATTTTTTATTCTTAAATTTTCACTTGTTGTTTCAAAAATTAAATCCGTTGTATTTGTATAAATTGTCGCATATCTTGTTGCTCCATTATTAGATTCAAATCGTAATGCTGAATAATTATCTGTTGATCTACCCCATAAACTTAAAGCAGTCGATGTTGATGCAGCAGTTACAAATAATGTTGAACTAAATCTACCTGTGCCTCCAATATCTAATTTATAACCTGAATCAGGTGTTGTTCCAACTTGTAATCCACCCGATGGACTAATTCTCATTAATTCGGCATCGTTACTTCTTGCCCATCTATATTCAGCATTTGTTGGTGATGCTTGTTTTGCCCTAAAAATCATACCCCACGATCCATCGGAATAAATTGAACCTGTTGCATAATTACCACCTGTGCCAATTGTTACACTTGCCCCTGAAATTATACTACTTGCAAATGTGGCTTCATTAGATGCATTAAAACTTAAAACAGATGTTCCGTAATTTCTAATAATAAATGTATTTGTTCCTACATTATTAGTATTATATGTAATATATCCTGTGCCTTCAAATCTGTAATCTTGCGAAACAATTGATGTAGAAATTTTAGCTGATCCGTTTACAAAAAATTTAAAACCTGAATCAGTATTTGATCCAATTGATGTATTTCCGTTATCGAAAATTAAGAATCTACCACCTGCAACACTTGGTGCATCTATTGAAAATGTTCCAACACCTCCAATGCTTATAGATGCATATCCGGCATTCGAATCAACCCTAATTGCTTGTGCATTACCTGATGAAACAGAAAGTTTGCCATACATTGTGGTTGTACCTATTCCAATATTTGTTCCATCATCATAAATTAAACTATTTCCTAATGCGCTTCCTGATGTCCATTTTGGTAAATAATTTGTTGTTCCTGATCCTGTGACAACCCCTGTCAATGTTGAAACAGATCCATCCGCCATTAAATACTGACTTGATGTTCCGCCATCTTTTACAATCGTTCCATAAACACGCAATCCGGCCGATGTTATTCGTGCAACTTCGGCAATTGTAAAAACTCCATCTGCTTTTGCAAAGAATCTTAAATCAGCACCATAATTTGTTGCTGTTGTGCCAACCAAATTTGACTGAATTGCTGATCCAACAATTCGTGATGAATCGTTTTGATTAACAATAAAGGATAAACCACCAAGCAATCCGCCATTTGTCGTTGTGCCTCCTACGACTTCAAATCCAAACGATGACGAACCGAATGCTGCACCACTTAACGCACGACCATATCCGCCTTTATTTGGTGTTGTATATGAAATACCAATTGATGTTCCATCAGAATAAATATTAGATGAACCGAGATTAGATGCTGATGTCCATTTAGGAATGTATCCGGACGATCCTGAACCTGAAACCGGACTAGATAATGTAGAAACCGTGCCATCTGCCATTAAAAATTCAGATGCTGTTCCACCCGATTTTACAAATGTTGTTGCCGTGATATTTGCAGCCGTTAAATCCTTATTAAATGTGATTCCGGCCGATGTCATTCGTACAACCTCTAATAAAACCCCATTGTCTGGTTTTACAAAAAATCTTAAATCTGCACCTTGATGCGTTGATGTTGCCCCTGAAATATAGGATTGAATCGCTGATCCGATTCTGCGTGTAGAATCATTGGATGCAATTACCAATGAAAGGCCACCAATTAAACCACCATTTGTTGTTGATCCTGTTACCGCCTCAAAACCAAATGCTGTTGATCCAAAACCTGCACCTGTAAATGCACGGCCATATGATCCATAATTTAATGTGATTGTTCCAAAACCTATATTTGCACCACTTTCAAATAAATTCGATGATACAATTACCGATGATGAATTAAATTTTGAAAGGTAACCCGCTGTGCCACTTCCTGAAATAATATCCCCTGTAATTACGTTCACACTACCATCAGCACGCAAATACTCATTTGATGTTCCCCCTGTTTTTACAAATGATGTCGCTGTAATTCCTGAATAAAATGTCACACCTGATGCAGTCATTCTTGCGATTTCTGCAATTGCTGCGTTGTCTGCCTTTACGTAAAATCTTAAATTTGCACCTAAATTTGTGGCCGTAGTTCCAACAACGTTTGATTCAATTTTTGCCCCAATTCTGCGTGATGCATCGTTTTCAGTTAAAACATAAGCTAATCCGCCTAATAATCCACCATCCGCTGTTGCGCCACTTGCTATTTCATAACCAAATGATGATGCAGCAAATGATGCACCTGTAAATGCCCGACCGTATGCCGAATAATTTACATTTGTGATATTTAATCCAATGCTCCCGGATGATTGAAATAATGATGAATTTGTCAAACCGGTTGTTGCATTCCAACTTGAAATGTATCCAACTGATCCGCTTCCTGTTACATATGAATTATTATCATATGAAACGGTTGTGCCATCCATTCGAACTAATCCTGTCCCGTTTAATTGGTTTTGTTTTGTTGCCAATCCTGCAATGACTGCGTTTACCGATGGATATTTGGTTGCCGATGCAGTCAAATCCGTTGATAAATTAGTCAATAATTGGTATGTACTTGCTGCATCCGCTGTGGTTAAATACGTTGAATTATCATACGATATTGTCGTGCCTGATGCTTTTACAAACCCTGTTCCATTCAATGCGTTTTGTTTTGCATTCCACGTTGCTGCTGATAAAATATAAGCATCGGCTAATTTTGTAGTTAAATGCAATTCAGAAATCAATGTTGTTCCGCCTGTAATGCTTGCTGCGTTACCGCTACCGCTTGATTTTACAACTGTTAATGCTTCGCCTGATCCGCTTTTTTCTATATTAACCGCAATACCTGATCCGCCCTTTGTAATATCAACAGCCGTTCCGCTTGCACTTGCGTGATCAATAACCAAATCACGTGCTAATAATGTATGCGTTCCTAAATCAACATCCTGTGTTGCCCCTGTATATGGCACAAATCCTGTGATGGCTGGGAATGTGGCCAATGTGCCATCACCACGAATGTATTGCGAAATTGTACCGGTTGGATTGTTGAATTTGGCATTTAATGCATTTTGCAAATCTGTTTGATCTGATAATGTGCCTGAAATGTTTCCCCAAACGGCTGCTGTTCCTGCAATTGTCCACGATCTGTTTGCACTCAAATCATATGTCGTTCCATTGATTGTCAATGTACGTGCATTTGTCACCGGTGTGTAACCTAATGCCGTGATGATTTGTGAACTTGTTATGGATGTCAAATAGGTATTTGCATCCAATGATCCATCAGCCTTTAAAAATTGCGTGGCTAATCCGTTTGTAACTTTGTATTTGTTGGCTCTTAAAAACCCATTAGAATCAATAAAAACATTTGATCCACCCCCAAATCCATCTGTAATTTGTTTTTCTGATGCTGTTAGGATGTCATTATCAATGGTTTTTAATAATGCTTTGTAGGTTTCCGCAACCAAATTCCCGGTTAATGATGCCATTTTTTACCTGCTTATTTTTATGCAAGTTAAAAAATAAAAAGCCTCATTTTATAAAACACGTATCCGATAATGATGACTGATTCAAAAAAGATGGTAATAATGGCCCACGCAGGAACAACATTTTTGATCACCTCTTTGTTAGAAATTCGAACATTGTCCGATTTTGACAATTGGTATTTGGATTTGTACACAGATTCAATTGAATCAATGTCAATTTTGGCCTCAATTCTGCCCTGTGTTGAACGCAATGTGATTGTGCCTTGTGGTATTACAAATTTCGAATAAAACTTGTTTAAAATGCCCGTAGAATCGCACGGATTTTCGATGATAATTGAATCACGGATTGCCTTTGTTTTATAAATCACATCTGATGTGTGAATGGTATCATATTTAACAATCGTGCTTTCTTTGATGATTGTTTTTGATGGTTTGCAACTTGCAAACAGGATAATTGCGATGATTAGGAATTTTTTCATTTTTATATTATTTAACATATAATGTTGGTTATATTTTACATTAATACCCATTTTTGCCATTAATGTTGAATATATCCTACAAAATCACATACCCATCTGCATCCACTTTTTTAGCATTCCACATTGCAAAATATTGCGATGGTGTTTTTCCAAATGCTTTTTGAAAATGTGGCGCATCCGGAAATCTTTTCCAATCACCGCCCCATTCCCAACCGTACTTTTTAAACACGGCCACAACCTCCATCCAATCTGCTTTGCCATCCCCATCAAAATCCTTTTTCATATCCCACGAAACAGATTTGCCATCAATTAAAACGATGTCAATTGCCAATCCGTAATTGTGTAAACTTAAACCCGGTTTTGCCTTTGAAACGATTGGGCCGGGCTTTGTTCTGCCCTGTGCATATATTGCCTCTTGTTCCTTAAATGTGCGCAATGTGTGCGTAAATCTGCAAAATGCTTTGCCTCTTAATGCGTTCACAATTTCATCGTAAATTATCGCAACTTCCGCACGCAATTTCGGGTGCATCAATTTGATTCTGTCCAATGTGATTTGATCTTTCATTATTCGTTTTCCTCTTTCTTTTTTACAGGTTTTCCGTGCTTTAATTTGTGATTTTCTTCACGCAGGTTTTCAATTTCAACCGTTAATTCATCAACCTTTTTGCTTAATTGATCAACCTTTGCCTCCAACTTTTCATTCATTTGGGTAACCATATCAATCACACGTTGGGAATTTTCTAATTGTATTGTACTGATGTCCGCATTTTCTTTGCGTTTCCCTAATATCCACGATATGAATGCCGTGACTGATGATGATGCTAGGCCAATAATGGCATCCCTTAATTCCATTTTAAATTGTTTGTTGGATTTTGTTGCTTATTTCTACAATACCACGAAAATACGTGTGATCTGGTTCATCATCCACAATGTACGTTGATGACTCCTTTACGCACGTAAATACATTGAATCCATCCGCAGACAAATCAAAATATCCGTTTGATCGTGTTCTAATTAATTCTAAAATTCTATTGATTGCGCTGTTGGCTGTGATTTCACCGCCTGAATCAGATTGAAAACGTGTCACCACTTCAATACGTGTGATTGTTTCTGTGATATACGATGATTGATTAAAATCGGTTTCATCTGATGAAACAGAATACACCAAAATGTATGGAAACGATGCCGTTGATGGCACACGGTTATAAACACCAAATGTCACACCACCAATCACCACATTATTTGTCAAACGTGTGATGATTGCCTTACGGATGAATTGTATCGGTTCTAACATTATTTTGTCAATTGTTTAATTTTGGTTTCTAACCTGTTTGTTAAATCGCCCAATTCTTTACGCAAATTTGTAAAGAAAAAAGGCCGTGCCGGTAAATTTACTTTCTTGATCCCTTTGCCCTTGAATTGCATTGCATAAGATGCTGGGAATCCTAATTTTGTCAAATGCTGTAAATCTACCAATCTACCTGTGCCAAATTCCACAAAGGGCGCATATGGCGCACGTGAAAAAATAACAACCGTATTTTCATTTTGCCTTTCAAATCCGGTTTGATTTCTCAAATTACCCGTGTCGTGTCTGGCATCAGTTTTCATTCCTGCAACTGCAAACATTGCAGTTTTTACCAATTCATTAGACAATTCCTGTTTGGATAATTTGCCCAATTGTTCAATCTTATTTTGCAAATCGGCTAATTGCTTTGAATCAACACCGCTTTTCTTTGCCATTATCCCTCAATTTTGGTGGCTGTCATTTTAACCCAAAAATTCTCAAACGTTTGGAATCCAGAATTGATGCGATACAATGCCGAAAATCCCTCAACCTGCAACACATCCTCATTGGCAATCAAATCGGCCGTTTCCTTTCGGATCGTGATTTCAATTTCCGTTGATTTTAACCTGATTCCAATTCTTTCATCAATTGGCCCTTTGGTTTCCTGCACCCTGCACCATACGGTGTCAATGGTTACATATCCACCCGGTGTTGTGCCACCAAATCCATCTGATGTGCGTGCCAAACGTTTAATCAGAATCCGTTGTTTTAAAATTGATGCGTTGTTGCTTGTTGCCATTAGATAAATACAGATTTTATGCCATCCAATAATTTAGCGGATGCGCTTGGAACTTCATTCACGGTCATTCCTGTCACGAAATCTGTACGATTATCATAATATGTGGAAACCATCATCAACAATGCTTGTTTTAATAGCCCATCACTCATTCCCTCCGTTGTAAAATCAATTTTAATGTTTGTTCCTAATGGGGCAATTTCCACCATTGGATCACCTAATCCGTAAACCGAAAATGAAACGGCAATGCCTTTCACGGTTACATCATCAACTGATGCCACCGGCCCAAATGGAACATCAATAAAACCTGAATCAGAATAATCC